TCAATGTAAAATATTCTTCTCTCTGGTGCTCTTGATAATCTATAGATAACAAGACTATCTTCGATCATGCGAAGTTGATTTAAAGCCTTGATTGCCTTATGCATGTAAGATAAACAAGTTCCCTTGTTACGATCAAATAAACCTGATGTTACATAAGTGATTGAATCTTTTGCAATCTTGATGTTTTTCTCACGACCTGATGCAACAGGTGACATTACACCTACTGGATAGTTTGGTTTTGGTGTATAAACATAATATTCTTCGATATCTGGATATGCAGTTTTGTTTACATCCTTAAGATTACTTAAATCTACAATGCCATTTCCGTTTCTTCCATTTCCATTTTTCTTTTCTTGCCTGACGAATTTCATCTTCATCGGGTCAATATATCTTAGTTCCTGTATTCCATCTTGAGGTCTTTTAACATCAATGACCTTCATGTAATATAATCTTCCGTCTACATACCAGTTACGGAAAATTTCATGAGACTTCTTATCAAAGTCCATGATTTCTTTTAAAAATTTAAATTCTGATCTTATTTTATCTTTTAAACTGTCACTTGCATTGACATTTGATAATTCTATTTCGATTGGTGAATCGTATAGGTCACTTACAATCGCTTCGTTTACAACATCTTCAATGGCATTATCACACTCAGGGTGCAAGGCCATTTCACGATATCTCTTAATCAAATCGTATTCGGTTTTATATACACCTTCTATGTCTACATACTGCCCGTAAAATCCAGACTGTATAAAATAGTCAACCCCGTCCTCATTGTTCTGAGGAACAGGGGCGACTACTGAATCGGGTTTCTGACCTGAATCATCAATGGAGAAACCAAAAAGTTTAGGCATCGTATAACACTTTATTTCTTATTATACACTATTTATCAAATAAATCAACCTTTAGTTGATGTCCTCTCCACCTGCATTAGCTCCGGTGCCCTTGATTGCTTCCCACCACTGAACTTGGAATTCAACGGTAAACTCTTCAACTGTATCGACAGTTTCATAACTTAAGTCGATAGCACTGATATTTGTTGGGAATATATCACGGAATTTATAGGATCTAAGTGTAGATCCATCACGGTCTAATTGATGAACATAAGCATCTGGTTGATACAATGCTGGATCTTGTGCTCCAGTTGCATCTTCCATGCTATTAATGAAGTCCATCCATTTTTCCATAGCGGAACGAATGGAGAAGTCAACATCATTAATAACTGTTACTGTCCATGTATCAAAGGTTCTGTCACCGGCAATCTTTAATATCCTACCTCTGAAGTTAACTTCAATAGGTGTGATATTAGATGCAGGTAATAGAGCAGCTTTCACTAAGAACCTTGATTTTTCTTTTACATCGTTCTCGATCGCGATTGGATCGGGAAAGACCAATTCCACCTCAAACAGGTTCGGTCTTGCACCGCCACCGGCCATCTTGCTCTTGAAGTCGGTGATCGTTCTGAGTGGTGGTCTGTTAAATTGGGTTGCCATTTTCTTTAATTACCTCTAGTTAAACAGTTCCAATAACTTCATCGAACGAGATGCCAGTTCTTGTGGCAACGAATGTAAGACCAATAAAGTTAATTGACCTTGCAGGTTTAATGAAGATGTCTGCGACAAACTCATTATTATCTATGATGGCAGCAGTGTTATTTGTTTCATCACAAACAACTCTGAAGTCAAAGATACCTCGTTTAGACTGAACATCACGAAGGAATGGTTCAACAATGTTCACAAAGTTAGTTCTTGTGATCTCATCATTGAATTCAAAGAGTTGATCTCTCGCTGCAGCAGATATTGCTTCTTCAATGAAGATAAACAATCTACGAACATTGATACGATCAAATGCAGATGCTTTTCCAAATCCAGTCTTGTCACCGAATAGGATGATTCCAGCTCCGGGTGAGAAGATTACAGGGTTAATTCTATTTCCGTATAGAATATCTCTCTGTGTTTGGTTTGGTGTATATGCAAGTTTAACTGCATTTAAGATTCCCCCTCTTGCTGTTCCAGCAGGTGAGAACCAAGGGAAGTTGTTGATATCATTTCTTGCACAAGTTCCAGCAATGTCACCATTTAATGGTACATATCTGAATGTGTCAGAGAATCTATCAAACATATACTTGTATCCACTATCGAATACTGCATATGTTGTTGATGTTAGTGGTGCATAGAATCCAACCACATTAGTTGTCATATCAGCAGCAGAATTAAGTGTTCCTGCTCCAACTGCAGAGTCATTAAGGAATGAACCTCTGTTTGGTGATATGAATGCTACAACATCCTTTCTAATCTCAGCAATTGAGATGAGTTTGTTTGCTAATGCTTGAGCATCTGCTTGTGGGTAATTTGCAGAACCCATGAGTAAGAAGTCAATATCAAACTCTTCCTTGTTTTCAAACAAGTCATATCCTGCGGTAATTCCACCTAAACTTGCAGTCATTGCACCGGCAGTCAAGGTTGCTGCACCATTGTAGTTTTCACCACCTGTAAGTGTTTTTGTTAGAACACCTGATCCAGCGAATGAAATACCTTGTGCATCTTGATCCCATGCTACATCTGTTTGTCTAGTGAATCCACCATGTGTGAATGCAGTGGTTGTAATGCCAGATGATGCAAGTGATGGGCCACCCATACCAAATATATTGGTTGAGTTATTATAAAGATACTTTCTCCAGTAGGATGGTGATCCAGCGGAGAACTCAGCATCTTCTGCTTTTGAAAGTCCTAAGTGCTTCTCAAGAATTGTTCCAGCATTTCCAGTTACAGTTCCTTTGTCATCAACCACAACAACATGAACTTCGTCATGTCTTGAACTTCTTGATGCTGCATATGATGATGTTCCGGGTCTTTCAGCAATTGTATTCCAGTTGATAGTTGAGTTACTTAAAGTAATCTTCTGCTGATCAAACCAGTCTAAAGGTGTTGCTGAAGTTGTTGTACTACCACCACCTGTGTTAGCAGACATTCCGTAACTGATTACACCAGCACCGAATTTGTAAACTCCACCGGGTTGATAATCCTTAGTAGTCTCAATACCTGCGTTAGATACATGAGATACAAACTTAATACCGATTGCAGTGCTGTTTACTTCAGTGATAATTCCTTTAAAGTAACCATCAAGTAATGTAGTTGATCCTACACCGGGTAGAACTGTTCCTGAAGGAACTGCTTGAGTTACACCAACACCGACTGTTAATGTGTTAATACCTGCAGTAACAATTTGATCTGCTTTTCCGTCAATTATGCAAACTTTAATATCGTTTGCCCAAGATCCGGGGTTTCTTGCTGCAACGATTGTGTTTGATAAAGCATTCAGATCATAACCTTTGTTATTATAATCTTGTGTACTTAATATTTTTATCTCAGGCGATCCATCGTCAGTTGCATTCGCTAGGTCGCTATCATCCGATCTAACAACACTTAAGATACCACCATATGAAAGATATGATGATGCAGTCAACCAATATTCATAGTGCTTGTCTATGTCAAGTGGTTCACCAAATGTATCAATTAAGTCTTGTTCGTTTTCAATTGTAGTAGGTTCATTGACTGGCCCTTTTTGGAAAGGTGCGACAATACCTGCTGCCTTAGTGGTAGCAGTGTCAACTCTTCCAATAGTTAAGTCAACTTCTCTTACAACGAGTCCGGGAGATGCTAAATTTAGAGGCATCTTTTTTTCTCCGTATAGTCCAGAATTAATCTGAAATTATTTATTAAAACCTATGTTTTTAGTGGGGAAACTCTGCATGAACTACCAATCTGGGTATTCCCATTTGTTACTTATCTTCTTTTTTGATTTTTTTACTCTTATTTTTGTGCAATCTTTACATTCATATGAATAAGATGATAAAGTGCTTCGATTCTTTCTTGTTAGATAAAAATCGTCCATGAGAGTTTTTACAACTCCACAGACGCGACATTTTCTCTCTGTAAATAGAAGATGTTCTAATTCTACCTGATCATCTAAATCCATTACAATATACTAATTGTTTGTGATCCGTCTTTATTATTAGTTATCGTAATTTTTTTACCCGGAAATAATTTAGTAAGTATTTTTTTCAATTTTCTATTTTTAAAAGGATTATCCATCAATAATAATCCCACATGTAAGATCGATCTCCGTATTCAACAACTTTCCATAAGTCACCAGATGAATCAACAAAACTGCTTTCATCTAAACCATCTTGGATAAACCCAAATGGAGCCATATCCTGTTCAATTTGATTTCTTTGCTCTTCATAAAGTCTCTTTCTGATATCATTATCAGTCATCTCCTTGAAATAATCTTGTGCCACTAACCACGCAAAGATAACTAAGCACATTGCTAAATCATCATTACACCCTTCCTCTGCCTCAAATGAGTTATGTTTTTGTGAAAAAGTAGTTAACTCTGATATTATCTCATAATCTTTGACTAATATTTTATCATCCTCAAGCAAAGTTTTAAGATTTGAACATCCTAATTTCTTTACAGCTGATGTGGTTCTCACACCAAGTTGAGTTTTTTTACCAGAAAAACCTGTGCCAACAACCTGTCCTGCACGGCCTCTCATAGATGCCATAAGTAAATTATCATATTCTAAATCATAATGAATAATACTTGCTACTTGATCACCAATATCATTTACTTCAACTAAAACAAACGCACCATTGTAACCTTTTGCCACATCATGAATAATACTTGGAAATAACATTGGTTTAATATCATTATTCTTATACTTTGCTACAATATTGTATGGAAAGTTGGTTATATCAAAAACTATGAACGCTGAGTAATCATTACCTAGACCTCTAGCAACATCAACAGTAATGAGATATTGATGATTTTTTACTGGTTTTTCATGTATATCTAATCCCGCATTTCGAGTTATCGGGTTTTCATACACAAGATTTTTTAACTTTGCCGGATTAATTAATGTATTGACAGATCCTAAAAATTCACACTCAAACTCAACCTTGAATTGTTGCTCAGATGTATTTGCAATTGTTTGTTCTTTCCATGCCTCATCTCTTCCCGGAACTTCAGACCAGTGAACTTCTGTTGGTACATATTCATTCTTGCCTCTCTCTGCGTCGTGCCACATTCGGTAGAAGTGATTCATACCTCGTGGTGTAGAGACTATGATGACCTTTGTGCTTTGTCCAGAAGATATAGTAGGATAAACAGAGGCAAAGAAGTCGTCAGCAATGTGATTCGGGATAAAAGCGAACTCGTCGAGAAAGATGACATTATAGGATCCACCTCTGACAGCAGATGAAGAAGTAGAGTTAGCTGAAATTTTGGATCCATTTTCAAGTTCAAGAGAACCTTTGTTCCATGCGATTATACCCTGTTGCATCCATTTTGGCAAGTTTTCATATGCCAACTGCAATCTACCTAATAAATCTCTGGCAGTAGAGGCCTTGTTCGCGAGTATAGCAATATTAACATTATCATTAAAAACTGCATAGTGAAGCAGATAAGAAACAACTGTAGTGGATTTACCCGTCTGCCGAGGCATCTTACAGATGTTAAAACGACTTTCGTGGAAGTTTCTAACGAGTTTTTCTTGGAAGTCATACAACCTAAAAGGCACAAGACCTTTATCAAGTGATACTATTTGTATATATTTTCTTGCAAAATAAACAGGATCCTCCTTACACTTCACAAACTCAAGTATATTTTCTTGAGAAAATTGTATTTGTGTATTTGCTTTTTTTAGATTCGGATTTCCAAGGTAAACATTATCAGACATAATTCAATCAGCAATTCCAGCGTCTTCGTGCTTGTCTCAATCGACTATTTGGATCTTTTGCTGCTTTCGGAAACTTCTTCATTTGTCCT